TGCTTTTAATGCAGGTGCAGGTGCATTTGTAGATTATGTGGTTCCAATGAACCAAACTGATGACAACCTTACGGGTAGTTTGAAGAAGATTTGGCCACGGTCACTTGGTTGGATTCCAGATAATATTGCTACATTAGACAGTGATCATCCAGAAACTAAGCGTTGGAAGAATGTACTAGAAGGTACGTATCTAGGTTTAGCTACTGACCTATTAACAGGATGGAGCAGATTGACTGCTCAAGTAGATGGTACACATCAAACAACTAGGTGGATCCCTGAAAATGAAACAGGTGCTGCTTGGCTTAAAAAGAACCAAGTAATTGATGACCTACCTGAAGATATTGTTGAACGAGCTGCTGCTAAACGATCTGATGACCTAGATGAAGTTGGTTCCTACAACGCTGACAAGGCAACTGAGCCAGGAAAAAGTATCTTTGGTTATCACGATGTATTTGCCACTCAAGAGTCCGGTATCAGATCAGTAGATGACTTCGGTGTAGTTGGTGCTTCTGTTGATGTAGTACGCATTAACAACGACCTTGGCACAACATACGGACGTGTTGGAAGCGTTATGTCTGAAGGTGCTCTGAAGTTTGCTAATGAAAGCGGAGAGAATGCTGACCTTGTAATTCGTGGACTAGCTGAAACATTGAAGGATGCTGGTCAATACGGATACAAAGTCAGTGATAGCAGATACATTTCTCATGCTGAGATCATGGAATCAGGCGAAAAGCTTGCCAATGATTTCTATGAAATGGATCTTGCTGAGCTAAAGAGGACTATTACACCTGGCAGTATCTATCAACCTGGACGAGATGCAGATTCAGGTGTAGCTGAAATGACATCTGAGGCTTATGCCGGAGTCATGGGAGCTATTAAAAAGTACATGGATGACTTCATCAATATGGATGAGGCTAAAGCCAGAGCATACGTAGCTACATCATTGGGCGGTCAAGTCAGTGATATGGCTATGGGTAAACGTCTGACTGAAGGGTCAGGTTCAATGGTACGAGCACAGGAACAGATCCTAGATCGTGTTGAGTTCTTGATGGCTCAGAAAGCTCAGACTTCTTATATCCGTGGTAGAGCACTTAATCAGCTCAACCTGTGGAACAGGATGACACGTATGGGAAGCAAAGCATATGACGGTGCTTATGCTAAACGTATGGAGAATCTAATTAAGAACGAGAAGAACAGTACTCTTAGGACAATTGAACGTATTAAACAGGAAACAGCAGAAACAGTTGATAATCTACGGAGCATCAACAAAGAAAATCCTGAGATGCTAGCTCCACTAATGATGGCATATGAACTTACCGATGGTAATGTCAAAACCATCACGGCATTAAATAATTACGTTAAACAATCAACGTCTATTTGGCGAAAAGCCTTTATTGATCTGCAGCCAGATATCCCGTCAGTAATCAACAGAGCGTTCTATGCCAATGTCTACAACAGTGCACTGAGTGCCTTTGCTACTACTGGTAAAGCAGTCATCTCAGGTAGTCACCTGATGGTAGAAAAGCCACTTAGGCATTTTGCTGGCGCTTTAATGTCGGGTGATATTCAAACGGCACGTCGTGGACTATATCAATACAGCAATACTCTCGACACTGTAAAGAGAGGATTGGGATATATGAAACAGATCTGGAAGAAATCAGCTATTGATCCAGGCGTTATTAATCCAAGAGAAGACATTGTACTAAAGAATACAAAGCAGCTAGAAGTACTCCAAGCATTTGCTGATGCCAAGGCAGCTAACGATGAATATGGTCCTCAATACTTGATGGAAACCATTAAGGCAATGAATGATCTTGCTGATCATCCAGTAATGCGTTTTGGTACAAGGTCAATGCAAGCAATGGATGGTTTTGTCCAATCATTGATTGCTGACTTTGAAGCTAAAGGTTTAGCATTTGATCAGATTACTGAGGGTGGTACTAAAGCATTTGACGATAAAGCTGCAGAAGCTGTCTACAAAAAGGCACATGCAGAGATGTTCAATGAGAATGGAATCATCACTGATACAGCTGTACAAAGAGCAGCTGGTGAAATTTCATTGAACTTGGACAACCAAGCAAATGATGCTTTATCTGGAATGATTGCAAGGATGCCAATCCTCAAGCCGTTCCTTTTGTTTACTAAGACACCACTTAATGAGCTAGCACTGACAGCTTCTTACAATCCAGTAGGTTTGTTTGTTAAAGATCTAAGGCAATTCCAACTGCCGTTTGATCAGATGCCAGCAGAGAAAGTAGAAGAACTACTCACTGCTAGGGGTATAGAAATTGACCCATTCACTATGAAAGCAAAGTACAACGAAATCCGTGCCGACATGATGGGACGGAAAGCAGTTGGAACACTTGCTACTGGTCTTGCTGTTGGTTTGTTTATGGATGACAGGTTGCATGGCAGCGGTCATTTTGACAGACAGGTACAGAAGACACGAAATGAAAGTAATTGGAAAAGAAACTCAATTAGAGGTTTTGACGACAAGTGGTATAGCTACGAAGGATTGGGTCCAATTACTAACTACATTCAGTTCATAGCAAATGTAATGGATAACTTTGATTCACTTGAACCAAACAGTATTGGTAAGTTGTTGAAGCAAAGTAGCTTTGTCTTATCAGCTTCCATCACGGATAAAACCTACATGGCTGGTATGGAACCATTCTTTGATGTATTGAGTGGTAATGGTGGTGCAATTAACAGGTGGTCAAGTAGTTTCCTTAGTGCTGCTGCTATCCCTGGCTCTAGTCAAATGGCAGAAATTGCAAGACTGTTAGATCCAGGCTTGAAGGTTATCAACAATGAATTCCAAGGGATGATTCTTAATCGTTTACCTGGACTTAAAGGAACACTGCCAGTTAAATACGACTGGATTGATGGTACTGAAGTAAACGTACCTGATTCATTCTTTGCTCGACTTAGGAACACCTATACACCTTGGAAAGAAAGCGGAAAGATCAGTCCTGAAAAACAGTTCTTGATTGATATTGAATATGACGCAACTGCTACATTAGGTACTAACGGTAAAGGCACACGATTAACTAATGAACAACAGTCTCAGGTTCTGAATATCTTAGGCAAATCAGGCACTTGGAAAAAAGCCATTCAAAAGGTAATGGCCGAAACGGAAGGCGGTGCTAAGGGATTCAGGGAAAGACTAAGACAAGCTCAAGCCACCGCAGGAGACGCTGCGACACCAGACATCTTTGAGCAAACACACATTAAGTTAGACAAGTATTTGAGAGATGCAATTGACGATGCAATGGCTCTCTCCCCAGAAAATAGCAAGGTACAAAAGAAACAGCTAATAAATGATCGCCTTAAGAGTTATCTCCAAAGAGGTGATACAGAAAAAGCTAATGAGTTCCTTGATTTTGTAGAAAGCGGCAACTTTTAATTAATGAGTAATGGCACTTACACAAAACACATACACAGGAGATGGTAGTACTACTACCTTCTCATTTACATTTCCATATTTAGAGACAACAGATATCAAGGTAAGTCTTGACACTGTTGATACAACTGCATACACACTATCTAACGCCACTACTGTATCCTTCACCACGGCTCCAACAAGTGGAGCTGCGATTCGTATTTATCGCGCTACTAATTCTGACAACCTAAAAGCAAACTTCTTTCCAGGTTCAGCTATTAAGGCATCAGACCTTAATGACAACTTCACCCAAAACCTTTACGTCACACAGGAGAGTGAGTTTGACGTAAACAGTGCAAAGACTGAAGCAGCGTCAGCTACGGCTACGGCTAACAGCGCGGTGACAACCGCTAACAGCGCAGTTACAACGGCTAATGGTGCTGTAACTACTGCTAATAGTGCAGTCACCACAGCCAACAGTGCCACTACTACAGCGTCTGGTGCGGTTACAACTGCTAACGGAGCTGTGACTACAGCCAACAGTGCTGTGGCTTCTGCTGCAACGGCTAACACCACAGCTAACAACGCCGTGGCAACAGCTAATGCAGCATCGTCTGCTGTGTCTAGTGCAGCCTTCTATTCACCTATTGCTGCTTTAGCAAACCTCCCTGGCAGTCCTGCTGATGGTGACCGTGTGGAGGTTATCAACTCTACTGGTGTTGAAAGCAACAGTAATGTCACTGGTGTACCGGCTGGTTTTGTCGGTTCTACAGACCTTACTGTTCGCCTTCAGTACAGCTCATCTTCTACTAAGTGGGAGTGGCAGCAATACTTCGCTGCTGACCCTGAAGGTCGTTACCTAACCAACTACTTAGCTGTAGTAAAAGGTGACGGTACTTCCAGTGGACAAGTTGGAAA